AGCAGCATTTTTTAGAGCGGCTTCAAGGGTAGATACTTTGTTTTTCTGAGCGTCGATCTCTTTATTTAAAACTTCATTTCTTGCTGTAATCGCCTTGATGGATTTATCTTGCTTATCAAACTGTGAGGTGACCAGATTCATTTCAGAACTCAGCACCTTGAATGTTTGATTGATATCTCGAAGAGAGCTCTTGAACTCCTTTTCACCCTCAACACCGATTTTCAGGCCGAAGTCCGACATAGCGTTCACCTCCTTTGGGGCATAAAAAATGACACCGATGCAGTGCCACTCCAAATGATTTTGTTATAGAAATTCCGGTATTATCTCGTCGATGTAGCGCTCTTGTTTCGGTTTCGATATTCCGGTAAATTGCTTGTGACACTCCCAAAGGTCCATTAAATAGCCAATGGGCATAAGCCACACTTCATCTTCTAAACGCCTTAAATGGACTGTTCCAAAGTAGATAAGTCGGGTAAAGACTTGTTCATCACTTACCCGACTACCTCGTTTTTTGAGTCTTCACTCTCCACATTCCTTTTTGTGCCTTTCATCATACTGGCCATAATGGCATTCTTGTAATTAGCCAGGTCAAAGGGAGTGGTAAGAAGCTCCACTTCATCTTCTGTGAGAAGTTCTTTTCTATCATCCTTGTTCCTAATATTGTGGATCAGGATAGATTGGTTTGCCAGAAGGGTGATTAGCCACACCACCTCTTCCAGAGCCATTTCAAAGTTCTCAGTTTTCATCAGCTTATCGCCTAAATTCTCTAGACCACCATAGCGCTTGGCAATTTCCTTTGTAGCTTTGGTGGTAAGAATCATCTTAAACTCCGCGCCCCCAATATCAATGGTGGTACTTCGTTCTTCTGCGGCCTCATCAACCTTTAATTTTTCATCTGCCATGATCAACCCTCCCATTAAGAAACAACTACAGTAGCCACTGTAGTCGTCACGTTTTCTGCACCACTAGAGCTTAAGACGCAGTAGTAGTAATAGGTATCTGCCAAGAGGTCCGTTGGAATATCAAAGCTCGCAGAAGTTTCTCCATTAATGGCAGTACCGCCAGTAGAGCTGTCGATGGTATTTTCATACCACTGATAAGTTACAGGGTTTGAGGTGTTGGAATTTGCCACGACAGAAAGACTACCAGAAATGCTTCCTGCGGTTACTTCAGTTAAGCTTGCAGGCTGGGTTGTGATGGTAATGGTTGGGGTTACGGCTGTAAAGTCTGGTTCATAAACGGATGTGAACCAGCTTGTAATGGTTGATGTCGCTACACCATTATCTCCTTCAGTGACTTCCGCTTTCCATGGATGCTTGCTTTCTCCGTCCAGCTTGTTTCTTCTAAAGACGGTTCCTTCTATGGTGGGACTGCTAAATGTAATGGAGTCGCCTTTGGTAGCAAGACTTGTGGCGGGAACAGAGAAGATAACCCTGTAGAGCCAAAAGTAGCGATACTTTCCATTAGCCTTCTTGGCACGAAACCCAACTGCCACCGGACTTCCTCCATCTTCACTTCTTGAAACCACCACATTGTTGCTGTCAATTTTACAGCCGGTTAAATCCTGAGCTACAAGTGAACCAATATCATCAAGTCCTAAACTTAAAGCGCCACTCTTAAATTCTTTGACCACCTCGCTGGCACCATCATCTGCATAGAGAATCGCTTCAATGAGCTCGATGCTCAGTTCTGCAGTCATGGCCTTGGCCAGTACTTTAGGGGTGCCATAGGTTTCGATGCCGTTTTGATCTTCTGTGATCTTGGCATAAAATAAACTATCCAATCCTATCGTTGCCATTTATTCTTCCTCCGTTTCATATTCTTTCATTACGTCAATGGCGTAATGATGAAATTTAGTGTCGTGTTCATAACCAACATACTGCCTATCTGTTATGGTGATTTCTCCAGATTGTAGGGCTTTAGTCAGCTCCTTTTTTCGCTTGTTATAATTCTTCTTTGTAAAAAGGGATAGCCTTGCCTCTGAAACAATCATATAAGCCTCGTTATCCGCAAAGAGATCCAGTCTGTCTGACATAGGTGTAATGACCAGATATTCATCGGGAGGCACATCAGAGAACACTCCTGTTTCCACAGGGATATCAAAGGGAGCCAGTATGAGGTTTAAATCTCCAAGTAAGCTCATAGCTTTTCAATCTCCTTATCCAGTTCTGATTTCATAGTTTCAATGCATGCCTTTCGAGATGCGGACTTTGCTGGCTTCAAGAAGGGTTTAGGTGGCTGACCTGATTTACCGTATTCAAGGATATTTGCAATCTTCGCATTGGCATCACCATCATTTCGGGGTTCATTAAAACCGACCTTTATATTGAAGTTTCCGTTCTTATCCAGCTTTGTAGGCGAGAGGCCCAGTGAAGAGACAAGCTCCCCGGTAGAACGGCTTTTTTCTTTGGTTTCTTTCCCGATAACACCTTTAAGGTTGGATTTGACTTTATCCAGAACAACTTCACCGCCAGCTTCTAAAACATTAGAGATGATTTCATCTGTTTTTTCACCAAGCTTTGAGAGCTTCATCAAGAAGTCATCGGGCATTTTCATGGTTGCTTTAGCCACTTGGCACCACCTCCTTAGCCAGCACTTCAATGTACATACCGCGGCCTTTCACATCCTCAACAGATGTAATTTCAAATCTCTTATCACTATGGATGATCACCATAGACGTTGTTATGGTTATACCAGGGATATGGCGAAAGCGAAAAAGGTCTGTGGCTTCAGAAAAGGATGCTCTGTTTGCCCATTTTTCATTGCCATGCCGACCTTCACGGTAAGCTCTTACAGAAGATACAATGTTATCAACTTCAGTTTTAAAGCCTTCGGGATCTTTTATGGTGACGCTCTCAATGATGTCAATAAAGGTATTCATTTTCCCAAAGCTCATGACTACACCTTCCAATCCCGATCAAGTCTCAGCAGGAGATTGACTGTATTCCATACCTGCTGTCCAGCCTGTACATTATCTGAAAAGAAACCACCTGTGCTGCCGTCCCTGGATTCATAAAAGTGGGACGACAGCATAATGATGGCTTGCTGTGTGGTGGCTGGCATAACTGCTTCCACGTAGTGGTTCTCTGGAAGATGCTGATAACTTTCTGCATACCTCGTGGCGGCGGTGATGTACATCTCAAGTAGTTCATCATCAGCCGAGTGATCAAGAATAAGATTTGCTTTTACTTTTTCCAGCAGTGTCATACCGCCACCATCCTTTCATTAGTCTGAAATCATAAGCCCTGCAGCCTTAAGTTTGGTAAGAAGGGCATTAAAATCCGTTACCAAATCTTCTACTGTGGCAGCAGTACTTGCAGCTTGATTATCAAGAATGGGGAGGCCAGTAACGACCGCCCCTTCCTTGATTTCAAGAGTTCCACCAATGACGGTTTTTTCACCGCCCTGTTCGGTATAATTCTTTGTGTTATAACTCATAGGGCACCTCCATTACGCTTTCTGCTGAAGCACTTTGATGGCTTCAGGTAGAATCAGCTTTCCATCCACACGCTGAGTAGCAACAAAGCCTACCTGACCAGTGGCTGCATAAAGCTCATTAAGTCTCTTGAATACTCTACCTTGACGATCCGCTACCCAGTAATAACCAAAATCACCGAAGATGACGGACTTTGCAGATGCAGCGATGGTAGGAACGTAGGATGAAGTGTAAACAGGTCTGTTCAGAATGGTATCTGGTGTTCCTGCCTGAAGTGAAGGCTGCCAGATATACTGACCCTGACCATCTTTTAGCTTTCTAATGGCCTTAATGGTGGCATCGTTCATAACAAACACGGACTTATTTCTGTAAGGCGATTTAAGAGAGTAGAAGAGGTCCAAAATCTCATCAATGGAAATGGCAGTGGCACTTGCAGCGGTTACACCGATCTGTGCTCCACCAGTGGCAGCAAGAATACCTGTAGGTTTACCAGAACCATCTCCAGTAAAGAAGGCATCCTCTTCCTTGTTACCGATACGTCTTCCGAACTCCCTGGCGATATAGTTTTCAAGATTAAAGACGCTGTCATTTAGAAGCTCTTCAGATAACTTGATCATGGTACCTAGCTTGTAAGCGCCAATGGAAACTTGTCCAAAGCTATCATCGCTTTCAGGAATGGCACCTTCTTCATCAATCCAAGAAGCAGTACCTTTGGAAGCTACCACAGGAATCTTACGATCACCAGAAGATGTAGAGATGACATTTGCTAACTTTCTGAAGATATTCTCTTCATTAAGAGACTCAATGAGTGTTCGCTCAAACTCATCTGGTACAAGATAGCCACCTTCAGTGTCAGTACCAATCTGTAGTGCGTTCTTAATCATAGGATCGAGCCCTTCACCAGCACGGGTTCTCATGGCATTCCAGAATGCTTTCTGGTATTCTGCAGAAGCTCTACCACCTTTGGATTCCATGCCTTGGAAGATAGGTTTTCCGGTAAGCGGTGTGTTAAGTGGCTTTGAAAGCTCACGGTCCAGAGCCTCTTGTTTTTCAAGACGATCAATTTCCTTACCAAGGGCAACCACATCAGCTTCCATTTTTTCATAGGTTGCAGTGTCTTCAGCAGATACAATTCCATCTGTACCTCTTTTGGTATCCAGGAAGGCTTTAGCAGCTTCCCAGGACTTTGCTCTTTTTTCACGCAGTTCAAGAATTTTATTCATAGTGTTTTCCTCCTAAAATTTAGTGTTGAATCAAAGAAAGCCGCTTTTCTAGCGACTCAATTGGGGTGCCAGTATTCTCTTTTGCTAGTTTGGGTTTTACCTTATCAAGCAGGGAGTTGGTAACAGCTCTGCGGCTAAAGGCATAGGTAAAGTCCTCGGTCTGATTTCTTTTCTTTTCATCCTCCAAGATGCCATCAGCAAAGCCAAGCTCGATGGCCTTCTTTGCATTGAGCCAGGTTTCTGCATCCATAAGGTGCGAGAGCTTTGTCCTTGACTGGCCTGTCTTGATTTCGTAGGCATTGATGATGCTTTCCTTAACTTCAGAAAGCATGGCGATTGCTTTTTTCATTTCCTCGCTGTCTCCAATGGCCACGGTAAGGGGGTTATGGACCATCATCAGGGCGGTTGGTGCCATAAGCACCGTTGTCCCCGCCATGGCGATGACTGAGGCGGCAGAAGCAGCAATGCCATCAATCTTTACGGTAACAGTGCCTTTGTAATCCATCAGCATGGCGTAAATCTGACTAGCAGCAATGCAATCACCTCCTGGAGAATTGAGCCAAATAACAATATCACCCTCACCGGCAGTAAGCTCTGCTTTAAATGCCTTAGGGGTGACGTCATCGTCAAACCATGAATCTTCTGCAATAACGCCGTCTAGGTAGAGTGTTCGGACACCGGTGTTTTCATCTCGTGCCCAGTTCCAAAACTTCTTCATTTAGGTTCCTCCGTTTCTTTAATATTTGCGAACGCGCCTGCGTCCTGTAATTTAGTCATGGCCCCGTTGATGAGATAGAGATCGCCACCCAAAGATTCTGGAATTCTATCCAGATTTTCAAGTTCTCTGATATCATTGGCGCTCATCCAACCGTTCTGCCTTGCAGTGGCATATCCACTCATACGACTTACATAATCACCACGCAGTAGGCCATCCACGTTAAACTTGATAAACACATTAGGTTTCTCACTTTCCATTAAAAGCGCTCTGCACATGGACTGTTCCCAGCGGACCACCCAAGGGTCGAGAGTGTATTTTACGAACTCAAGTGATTGCTGCTCGATGTTACTAAAGGATGACTTTTCTAGATCAGCAAGCATATGAGGAGGGACTCTAAAAATACGAGCGATCTCATTAATCTGGAACTTTCTGGTTTCAAGGAACTGTGCCTGTTCAGGAGAAATACCAATAGGCTGATACTTCATGCCCTCTTCAAGAACAGCCACCCGGTGGGCATTGCCGCTTCCTTGGTAGGCTGCGTTCCAGGATTCTTTA